CGGGGCTTCCGTATCCCATGCAGGATGCGCGAATACAGGAAAGATTATATCATGTCCCGCGAACGGTTACCCATCGGAAAACACGGAAAAATCTTTCTCACACGCACCGAATCCGGCGCGTGGAAAGCTGCCGCCTACTACCGGGGCTACGATGGAAAAATCAGACGCGCCCAAAAAACCCGCCGTCTCAAATCCGAGGCAGAATTAGACCTGCGAGACTACATCGCCGGGATACTCCACGCTGGTAGCGGCACGCTGACACCCTACTCAAAAATACTTGACGCAGCGATGCTCTGGGAATCCGAGCTAGAAACACGCAATCTAGCACACAACACGCTCATCAGCTACCGCAACATCCTAAACAAAGTCATTATTCCCGCAATGGGGAATATCACGCTAATTGAATGCACCGCAGGCAGAATCTACCAACTGATCCGTACGCTACCACCTGGGCAAGCTAGAATGACAGTCGCGGTGCTCTCACAAGTCCTAGAGCTTTCCCGGCAACATGACGCTGTAGCCGCTAATCCAGCACGAGGCATAAAGCTACATCCACACAAGGTAAAACATAAAAAAGCACTCAGTGTCGAAGAAGTTTCACGGTTGCGTAAGATTTTACGCGGGAACTGTCTTTTAGCCTGCGATGTCATGCTTGGTACAGCAGCACGACCCGGTGAAGCGTGTGCTATTCGCCGGTGGGAAGACATCGAAGAGACACCAGCGGGAATGCTCGTGCACTTACGAGGTGCAATCGTCGGATACGGAGCAGATGCACACCGCAGCGACAAGCGTAAAAATGGCAAAACGCTCTCTATGTACGTTCCTGAGTTCACAGCTGAGACGATCCGGAGTGAATTGGCTATACCCTCCGATAATCCCTTACTGATTTACACCAATAACACGCCATCCGGGGTTATCCCCTCAAACTCTCTCGCTTCGGCATGGCGTTCACAGGTCAAAGGAACAGAATTTGAAGGCGTAACTCCACATGCAATGCGCGCAACAGTCGCTACACTCTTATCGCGTACCGAATCACTGGAGATAGCGAGCGCGCAACTGGGGCATTCGTCGATTTCGGTGACAGAAAATTTTTATGTCGAAAAGGCGGATATGGCACCGAATATGGCAGGGATTCTGCAGGTGTTCGCGTAATTTTTGATTGTGTGAACAATCTGGAGACCTACAGGTGTTTTTTCGGAAAGTTCCTTGATTTTTCGGGGTTTTTCAGGGTTTGCCTTAATAAGTTTCTATTATATAGTATGAATAAACATACAATTACTTGAAGTTACATGAGGCTACATAGGGAACACTGTTTTATAATTTATCAGGGATTACGCCCATTCTATCATGACTTGAAGTTACATAATGTTACATAGATATACATAGGGTGCAAAATTTTTTTCTTGATTGTGTGAACAATCTGGAGACCTCTAGACCTTCTGAAGTCGAAAATCTTCTTGAAATGTTTCGTGAATTATTGTTTTCAAGATGCAATTCAGTATACCTATCTGGTATAATTAAATTGTTGGTTCGAAGGGAACCGATAACCAGAGTGACAGGCTGGTTTTGAAAAATATAGAGAGGATAAGGTTCATGGGAAATGTTCTCCAGTTCCTCCGCGATGCGGAACCGGTCGCCGTTTGGGCAACCTTAGTTGTCGCTATCGTGGCAATCTTCAAGAAATCGAAATAATTTCTTGAAATACGCGGAATGCCCCGCGAAGTTTGAAAATAATTCTAGTATCTTCAAACCAAGCGGGGCACCGCCCCTTATCCTACCTGATAAGAAAGAAGGAGTCCATGAAAAAACTTGCATATATTATGTGTGCTGCAACCGGGGCGCTGTGTGCGATCTTATACGCCGCCGATGGCGGTAGCGGTCGCCTAGCACTGACTATCTCATTTGGAGTGATTGCATACTTGCTCGCACAAGACAGTAAGAAAAGCATCTAATGTCTGAAAAAGGATGCATTATCATGACACATCTAGATATTGCGAAATATCTAGGAATGCATGTTCAGACCATCAAGAAGCGGGGTCGGTTGCCAGAACATGATTTAAAGACCCCAACCGGGCGCGGCGCATGGTTCCCGGCAACTATTGATGCCTGGAATGCAGATGTGAAAGCTCATGCGCGCAAACCAGGCCCGAAACCAAAGCCCTAATTTAGATGTTGGATTTAAGGCACCCTACCGAATTGGTAGGGTGCCTTATTTTACTGGTAAATTAAAGAAATATTACGAAACCGATTTACGATAATAAAGGGAGATCGGTATACTTAATATATAAGGTTCGAAGGAAAACAAGCTAACGAACCGAAACCCTAGCAAAGACCGCTAGGAGAAAGACACAACCGACAAGGACGATGTAAAAGAATGGTGCAAAAAAATATTCCGTGCCGCGCCTAACCTGGATGCTCCGCCAAATCTACAACATAGCACCACGACCATAAAAGTTATTCACATGGTGCCCGGTCTGCATAGAGCGGGCACCAACAATTCAAACACCCTAGAAAGGACGAAATTATGTCAGACGCAAACCTCGTCGCTGCCTACAAGATCGTGAAAGCCCATGAAGACGAAGAAAAAATTTACTACGATCTCGACTTTACCCTATCCCCTATCAGCAAAATCGGTAAAGAGCATTCAGAAGTTTTTTACGAGGCTGAAGATAGCAGCTTCAGCATCGCAAAGTCTGATCTAGAAAATTCGGAAGAGATTTACCGGGTTATCTGTGAATTCGGTCTAAAGCTAAATTCCATGTGCGAGTTCTTAACTGAGCAGACTGGGGTCTCCATTGGGTACACCGGTGTTGCTTCATGGATTCATGACCCCTACACGGATGGACTCGACGGTTTCCCCGGTGCGGTCACGAGCAGCTGGTGGCCTCCAGCTGATGACCTCAGTACTAGGCTGCACCCGGAATATGTGCAGCAGGTCGTGGATCGTCTCACTGAAAAAGGAATCATACCAGCAGAAGAAATAAAAAATCTTCGACCTTCCGAAATCATCGGCTACTTACTCGATGCGAAAAATTATAGTCACTGGAGCTTGCAAATTCTAGCGCTGATCTAACAAAAATCTCAAGCAATCCCCCCCCCCGGAATAAACCGGGAGCGGGTGTAAGGAGAAATATGAGAAACGATTACGACATTCGCATCGTCTCACCTCAGATGACACACATCTACCTCGACGGTGAAATCATCGGCTACTGCGAAAAAGCTTACTACCACCGCGGGGCAAAACCTGATCTGTGGTTCGGATTTTACGCCTCTCTCTACGCTACCGCTCATAAACTGTCTATCGGTTCGGTTGCAAGCGGGGCAACTCGCGAAAGCTGCATAGAAGATTTCCTGCTCGTGTATGAACGCGAATGTGAACACACAGGATAAAAGAACGCCCGCCCCTACACTCGCTAACGCGAGGAAACAAGAAAGGAACGGGCAACCCCGCCAATACGGGGAACACAACCTGAAAAGGTTACCACCAGAATACCAGAGAGAGTGAAACCATGTCAGAGGTAAAAATTATTCGAGGCCTTAGTCGCGGCGGAGTTGCCAAACGCTACGGAATCACGCCGGGCACCATATCCCACCGCGAAAAGAACGGGCATCCCTTACCCGAGCCAGACATTATTATCGGCGATGGCAAAGCCCTTTCCTCCGTAGGATGGTCGCCCGCAAAATATCCCGAGTTAGATCTCTGGAACCGAGGAGTGCAGAAAAGCGGGCCGAAGCCACGCACCAAAAAATATTAGAAAATCAATAAACTATTACGAAACCGATTTATGATAATACAGGGAGATCAGGTACACTTAATATATAAGGTTCGAAGGAAAACAAGCTAACGAACCGAAACCCTAGCAAAGACCGCTAGAGTAGCGCTAAAACCCCGCCCATCGACGGGCGAGATAACCCACAGCAGGACAAGGAACAGAAAAGTGACTAAGAAATACACCGCAAAAATCGAAACGCTTTCATACTACGATTCTCGCGTCGTGGCTGAGTTCACGGGAACATTAGAAGAAATAGCGGATTGGGGGCACCGTGGGCGGCCCGAGTCTCCCAATCCAGACCCAAAATATAACCGCTATTGCGATAACGACCACATGACCGAGGCAGCCATCGACTACATGACCGGTAAACCCGTTCACGGTTACCAATGGTGGAACGACGGTCAAGGCGACTTCCCGGCAAACATCGAACCATACGCCGACACTCATTCCGTCGAAGTTATCGACGCTGAAACATGGAATGAATACCAAGATAAGGAAGACCCCAGCGAGTTCATCAGAAAATATCTTGACTGGGATTATTTCTTCACGCTTCACCCGGAACCGCTACCTTATACAGAAGAAAAAGTTCTTGAATACTTACGATACACGTGTGATGACACACAGCATAACGTTATGTTAGAGCCGGTCGCGTGATATAGTAATAGGCGTGTTCCCCGGACTATCCGGGTAAAACCCGATTTTTGGTTTTTTGTGAGAGTGTTCCCCACGCTATTGGGGATGAGCCATTTGTTCGGTTCCTTCTAACCAGAATTGGGAATCTTCTCCCCGCTGTTGCGGGGACGGGAAGA